GACCGGAGTAGCTGTTCCTGTGCGCGGATTGAATGCCATCGCACCGCCCTCAGTTTCTTGGAAACTCATAGCGGGGTTTTGCGCTTGATATTGTCGCAGTTTCAACTCTTCAAGGCTAATTCCCAAACGCTGCGCGTCTAATCTTGCTTGTTGTTGCTGTGCAGCCGTAAGGCTGGTAAACGCTCGATCTGCAAGTGCTTTATCTTGCGCGAGTCGTGCAGCAGTATCGGGAGATACTCCTCGTTGTGCAGGGCCAAGATTGCGACGCTCGCCCGACTTGGTAATGCCTATCAAAGTCGGCACGCCCTCAACCTCAAGAATTTGCGTTTCCTTAATTTCATCCGGTTTGGGCATATTGAAAACCGGCTTCATCGTGCGCGGGTCAAGCAGCGTCTCGCCCTCTTTAACCGTAATCGGGGCTTGTGGGCGCATCTGTGATAGCAATTGCGACATGGCAAGTTGACGCGCTTGCGGATCGCGCAAAGTCGTCAAAATGCTTGGGTCAACAACTCCAGGCGCACGCGCTGCTACCGCAGGTTGATTAGGCATGAAATAGCCTTCATCATCATGCGGCGTTGCAGGCGGGCGCTCCGGCAATGCTTCCTGCCCTTTCATGTGCGCGAACAGCGTTGCAATATCGGATGCGCTTTCCCGTTGCGCTCTTTCGCCTAATGCTTTCTGTTCTTCCATCAAATCGCGTTGCGTCTTACCTGCCACATAGCCTTGCAACAACTTGGCAAGTCCAGTTAACGGCGACGTTTTCGCCTGTATGCCACCGTAGCTAAATGTCTCAGCAGGTTGGAATGCTTGCTGCTGCATCATCTCAGCCATGCGTTGACGGCGAGCAATATCAGCCATCTCCGTTTGATACGGACTTGGCAAAGTAAAACTAATTTGTTCAGCCATTTTCAATACTCCAAATTAGAAGCCAAACAAGCCTTTAAACGCCGTTGGATTCGCGCCATACGCACCAAGACCTGCGCCAAGCAACCCAGTCAATCCCGACATATTTGCATTTTGCTGCGCTTGTTGCAGTCCGTATTGATTCATTGCTGCTTGCCCTTGCGCTTGCGCGCCAGCAAAGATCGGGGCGGGCGCAACTTGTGCAGCCTGATAGCCTTGGAACTGGGGCATCTGAATCTGCGAGCCGGACAGCAATCCCGTGATTTCGTTCAACGGTTGTTGACGCATTGCCAACTGCCGCGACAATTCTTGCTGCTGTGCCGCATTTTGTGCCGCCATTTGCGACTGCTGTTCGTTGAATCCTTGCGCCCGCGCTCCGGTATCAAGGCTAATGCCCTGCAAGGCCGCTTGGCTCAACAAATCGTTACGATTCTGCGCTGCTTGCGTCTGTGCCGTCCTGTAAGCCTCTGATCCTGGCGTGATGCCCTGATTAGCAAGCTGATTTTCCATCGCTGCCTGCTGTCGTTGCAGTTGCGGCTCTAAGCGAGACATGATCGCTTGCTGCCCCGTCATTCCTGCATTGACCGGCATCTGTGCAAGGTTAGACAAATCAAGGCGGGTTTGCAGTCCTTGCCCTGCTGTCCCAGTCGGAGCAAACGCGTTGCTGATAACGTCCTGCGCTGTTTTGCCGCCGGTTTCACCAAGACTTGCAAGTAGCTTCTGCACCCGTTGCTGCGTGTCGAATGTCTCTTGCGCGGTCGGGGTCAGAGTCTGCCGAATCGTGGGTTGCTGATTCTCGCCAAACGTCACCGTTTGCGAACCCGCAGGGGTGTATACGTTGGGGTTGTTGATGTAGCCTTGCAGCCTTGCCGTGGCTTCATTAGCCGCGCCCTGCTCTCGCGCTGCGCCTGCATAATCAGGGACTGCTGGCGCTGCCGGTTGAGAACCCCCAAAAATGCTGCTTACTATGCCGCCCATGCTGTAGCCTCCAATTCCCGACGCATCCATTTTTCAGCGTCTGTTTTCAACAATCCATAAATGCACACATCGCCTTGTTCATGTGCATCACGCATCACACCCTCAAGCCTTGCGCCAAACTGTTCAGCAAATCGCCGTGACTTCTTGTTACTCTTGAGGATCGTTCCTGTAATTCGCTTGCATTGCAACTGCTCAAACGCATAACGCACAATCGCATCCATGAAACCCTTGCTAAGTCGTTCAGCAGAAATGTGCATCAGAATATTGGGATGTTGATAACAATCAAACACAACACCAGCTACTAATTCCTCGTTGCTGTTAAGCAAACCAATTGCCGCATAGTTTTGCCAATCATCGGTTTTTCCTTGCTTACGCGCCACATAGCGCCCGATGAGTTCTTTCGGCTCGGTAATGATTTTCATATACCAGCCCATCCGGTTTGATACACCACATCCGTCGATGCCCATTCAATCTGAATGCCACTACTGGCGCTTTTCAACTGAATTGCGCCGCAGTAACCAATGCCAGTGATGCCTTGCCAGTTGTTTGTGATCGTCGAATCCGATCCCCACACACCAACATCCCATTTAGACGTTCCCCAAACCCCAAAGGTCTGCGGGTTGTAAGACAGCGCCGCCGTAGTGTCTTGGATGTCAAAATCAACGTTCATGCCGACAAAAATAGCCGGTTGCCCGTTGGTAAAAAGGCTCGGCCTTGCGCGAGTGAAATACTTCTTAACGCCGCGTGAACCATAGTAGTTAAACGCTTGCAGCGTGTTTGCAGGGATGTTTGCAGCATTGTCCTGATAGTCAAGTGTCCAGGCTTTTCCTACAAACCCATTGCCGCCGAAGTAGGGATCATCATTAAAGATTTCCCAACAGTTCGCATTCCAGTTTGTAAAGTTGCACCACGATTTTGTGATGTTGTTCATCACATACTGCTGCTGTTGCGAACCTTCTGACACCGGGACATTGACAAACAGCGCATTGTTTTTTGCGTTGTAGAGAATCTGCCAGCCAAAGTTGTCTTGATAAGCTCGCGTTGCTTCTGCAAATGCGCCTTGAATCTTGTCTGACAGCGCAATCCTTGGATCAAGCCGCGAACTCTGCACCGCCGATGCAAGAGGGTAAAGACCGTCAAGCGTAAGGATCAACAGATCGCCCGAATACTTGAACATACACCGCTTGCCAATGGGAGTGCCTAGCTTCCACACGCCAATTAGCGCCCATGTTGATGCGGATGCAGGGTCAGTCCCTCGATACGCAACGATCTCGCCTGTGCTAGTTACGAATACTAGGTTATCGTCAGCACCATAGCCCGCGTCAATTGTCCACGTTCCAATCGCAACAAGATAGCCACCGAACCGACAGATCGAACTCAAATCTAGCTGTTCAGCCGCCCCGCCGATGGAGGAAGTCGGCAGATACCACGCCTTGAGGGTATTCTTTTGAATAAACCAAACGCGGTTTTTGAACAGCGTCACATCGTCTAGCGTTGTCGTGGTAACGCCCGTTATCGCGGGAGTCGATGCCCCTGTAATTGAAGTCCAGTTTGTGCCGTCATACAGCAAGGGAGCGTCTACGCCGTTGGCGCAATACATATACGCACCGCCAGGCGTGGAAACGTTGACGTATTCCCACCGGCTGTTAGTCAGTCCTGAGACAACAGCAGCGCCAACCGCACCGCCCGCTGTGACGTTGTAAATTTTGCCGCCAGCGACTGCAAACAATCGTTCAGTCGCACCGCCGGAATAATTGAACAGGCTTTCGACTTGTCCTGTAATGCCAGTTGCGAATTGCTGATAACCGCCCCGCAGGTTGACGCTTGAAACCGTCGGGAACATATTGGTAAGCTGAACGGCATCAGTCGCTTCCATATTGGCAAGCGAATCGCGGGCATTCCAACCACCAATAGGCGCAGGCAAGGAAGCGACTTGCGCCGCTGTGCCTTGGATCATCATCCGACGGCGTGCGCTCGTTGCCATCAGTTAGTACCGTAGCCGCTGTCGGGAATGTTGTCGTAGCCGATAAGAACTGTGCCCGGACGCGGAGCGAGGGACAGATTAGCGGAGGACATATCAAGAGCCTTCGCTGCTTCCAACTCGCTCAGATAGTTACGCATCATCGCTGTAGTATCGAAGCCTTTAGCCTCAAAATATTTCAGCTTTGTAGCGTTTACCATCAGCCGATCGGGATAGATACAGGTGTCGGTGTCGGCAGTAAAAGAATTCTTGACAGTCCCATCCGCAGCTTGCGCCCATCCCTTGCTGCGGTACTCAAAGCCAAGATATTCAGCCGTAGACATACCGGGCCAAATCTGAAAGTACGCACCAAGCAAGCGCCAACGGATACGCGGGCCGGTTGAGATATACCCCGACAGCAACCATTCCCATTGCTGTGCATCTTCCGGCCCGAGCATTTCCCAATGCTTGGATTTATCCCACATAGTGCGCGGGACAAGGCTTTCGTAATCGGTCGGTAGCGAATACTTGATTTTCTGAAAGTAAGCAGTAGCACCTGCGGCGCTTGCAGCAAAGTCCTGATTGACCGTGACTTGCGTACCCGAATCAACCGAAACGATATAGGTGTTCTGATTGATGCCTGTGCCTTGAACCTGATAAGTTGTATCAAGCCCCGCAGTCGATGCCATCGTGATCGTGCGGGCTGCGGTTGTCCAAGTGCCAGTAGTGGTTATATATTGCGTGTAAAACGCGTGCGGTTTAGTCAATTCCCGCCAAGCGTGGCGGCGCAGAAACTCGTATCCATTTGCGTTCATTAACGCAAGAATTTGGATAACGTCCTGATTGGTGTTACCTGCGACGCTTGTCGGGGTTGCAACGCCAAGCTCGTTAGTTACTTGCTGCACTAACTCCAGCATCGTTGTCGTTGACATTCTCTTTCCTCGGTCGGCCAGGTTTGCGCTGCTCCAATAGCATCGCCATCTGCGCCTCAAGTTCTTTCAGCTTTGCGCGGGTTTCTTCCAACTCGCCGCTAGAAACCTTTTGATTCTTGTTCAGCAAATAATTCCGCGCACGTTCGCGCAATCCTATGCCGCCCATGCCAATCCGTTGAAGCTGATTATCGCTTGCCGTGGCGACTTGTTCAACCGTCTGAAACTTCAGAATCTGCAATTCAGCCAGTTGGTTGTCGGTCAGT